GCGAAGGATCAACTTACTGTTGGACCCAGATTAAAAATTTACTTCAACACATATGTTAGGCAGGGAAGAAAAGTAAATAATGCCAGACAATTTGTTCGTAACTTTAAGGCATATTTTGAAGGTGAGGTCAAGAAAGCAGCAGATAAAGTTAAGACACCCAAAGCAAAAGCAACTAAACTTACAAAGTTATATGCTGGACTTGAATTTATTGAGACCAATGATGATGCATTAATTAAAACTGTAGGACTATATACTACACTACAAAATGCTAAAAATTTCTTTGTTCGTAAACTAGAGAAGGGAGAGCAGTTTGGAACATATCTTAGAACTGAAGATGGTTATGAGGTAACTGCTCCTGAAGGTTATGTTGCTATCAGTGAGGGAACTAACGCAGTCAAGTTGGTTGATAGATTATCGTTTAGTGTTGCGAACTTTAACGTATCTAAAAACTGGGTAGAAGGAGACAAATGAGTAGGGTAGTTGTAGCGTGGGGTAGATTTAATCCCCCAACAATCGGTCACGAAAAATTAATCGAAGCAGTTGCTAAAATTGCTAAGAGGGATGACTACTTTATATACCCTACACACACTCAGAAAAAACCAAAAGACCCATTGCCATCGAATTTAAAGGTGGAATACATGCATCTTATGTTTCCAAAACATAAAGATCATATCATATATGATAGAGATACAAATACAATTATAAAATTACTGCAAAAATATCAAGGTACATATGAGGACTTGACATTAATTGCTGGCTCTGATAGAGTACCTCAGTATGAAACATTAATTACTAAGTATAATGGTGTTGAGTATACATATAGAAACTTAGAAGTTGTATCTGCTGGTGAACGAGATCCAGATGCTGATGGTGCTTCTGGTATGTCCGCAAGTAAGATGAGAGCAGCTGCTAAAGATTTGAAAACTAGAGATTTTCTTTCTGGTATACCTGATACTTTATCTACAGATAAAAAATTAGAACTAATGCAAGAGGTTCGCAAAGGAATGGGATTATAATGAAAAATTTTAAACAACTACGACAAGAATCAACACATCAAAGGTATCGCCACAAAGGTATCTTTCAGGAGGGTGATGTAATTATTCACAACACTACAGGACAGACAGGAACCATTCATCGTAGTGGTGTCAATTATGTAATTGCAATCACAGAGAGCGGAGAGATGTTCCGTGCGTGGGTTAAAGATATACGAGAAGTATAAATAAGTAAGAAAGAACACATTAGATACAATGGCACAAAGAGACGCTTTTACTGAATCCCTTATTGCGGGATATCTTCGAAAAGAACCATCCGATGTAATGGAAGCATTTGATGGGATGGATCCCCAATCTCATGGTGCTCTAATTCAAGATACAACAAAGGTAAAGAAAGAAGTCAAGAAGCCAAAGAATTATATTGGTATGGAAGCAGAACCAACTGCAACTGCTGAGGGATACAAGAAAGGTTGTGATGCCTGTGGTGGTAAAGGTTGTTCTAAGTGTGAGAAGAAGATGGATGAATCGTGCGGTCCTGAGCACGGCAAGGATAAGAAGAAAGAAAAAGAAATGAAAAAAGAAGAGTTTGAAATTCTAGAAACTCTTGAGATTGATATCGATGGTGATATCTTTATCGTTGAAAAGCAAAAAGGTCTTGACGGCAAAGCTTGCTGGAAAGGTTACAAGCAAATGGGAACCAAGAAGAAAGGTGGTAAGACAGTTGATAACTGTGTCAAGATGTCATACGAACCAGAAGGTAACTATCTAGGTGAAAAGAAACTTGACCCCGTTGGTAAGGAAGATAAGGACATCGACAACGATGGTGACCACGATAAGTCTGACAAGTATCTTCTAGCACGTCGCAAGAAAGTATCTGCAATCATCGGAAAGAAAAAGAAGATGAAGGAAGAAGCAGAACTTCGTGCGGAGATTGAAGAAGAAAAAAAGTGAAGAAGGCACCCTCAGTTGAGGTGATGCCTGAGATACCTGATGAGAACTCTAAGGAGTTCAAAGGAATGGTTAAGAAGCATAAGAAATATATTAAACCGGCACTCATTAAAAAGGGTGGTGGGGTTACTAAATAATTATACTCTTTGGGAACCATACAATGCTATCTTTTCTACTACCACTCGCATCAAAAATTATCGCTGATGCCGTCGCAAAGATCCCAGACAATGAGGAACTGGGTGAAAAACTAATTGACATCTGCCTAATGATTCTAGGTAAAGCAGTCAAGCTAACCAAGACAGAAATGGACGACCAACTCCTAGCAGTTGTCACCACAGCAATTAAGGCACGGGAAGAGGAACCTGCCGCAGAATGAACTTTACCTCATAGTTCAATATAGAGAGGCAGCGATGCCTCTCTTTTTTTATAAATACTTTCAGAGAACTGTTCTATAGGCAAACGAAGATGGCTGTATTCGGAAAAATTGATAGTCGTTTAATTACAGATCCTGTAACTGCTACCCAAAATAGCACTGCAGTAACCGGTGTTGGATTCAAAACGGTTGGAACTGATAATTATATTAACGCTGGAGATATTATTGAAATTGAACCAACAAGAACTCCTTACGTTGTTGCTGAAGTAGTTTCTGATGGTGAGTTGAGACTTTCGAAAGCATTTGTTGAAGCTACTGTTACTGGTCCATCTCATAGAAGAACACCCCCAAAGCAAGTTGCTTCTTATGTTCTCGCTCCAATTGATACAGTTAATAGAGAAATTCTTCTCATCAGTGCAGATGAAGCAGCACTAGTTGAGAACAAAGAAAAGGGACTATGTTCTCCAGGTTGGTGGTTGTGGGATACATACACCACTGCTGCTGGTGACACAAGATATAAAGCAAATCATATTGCATCCATCTCTGCACTAGGTGCTGCTTCAATCATTGGTGACGATGATACAGATGGTGGTGTTGCTGCTGATGTTGCATCTGTCATTGCAATCACCGCACAACCTGCTATCTCCGGCGCAGCAACTGAGGATGATGGCGTTGACCTAACAGTTTCTGCAACTGCAACAACCGACCAAGGAACACTATCCTTCCAGTGGCAGCGTCAGAAGACAAGCAATGGTCGCTGGGTCAACATCACTGCTTCTACAGATGGTGGAGTATATACCAACTTTGCTGGAACTGGAGTTGCATCTGCTACACCAGTTGTTCTAACAATTGGTGCTGCTCTATGGGCGGATGATAGTTCCGATCCTGGTGTTGCAGTAGCAGCAAACGGATATGAGTATCGCGTCAAGTTCAACAACTCTGTTGGTGGTGAAGAAGTTGTATCCACAACTGATGCTGTTCTATCCGTTACACCACTCTGATGATTAAATGAACTTCTATGAATTGAACCCAGACAACTGGGAAATGTTCGCTATTAAGCATTACTTTAATCCTACAGCAGTCACAAAAGAAGATTTTGAAGAGGACCTTAATCGTATCAAATACATTAAGCGCCTCTTCAAACGCTATGAGACTACTAGCGAACTGAAGACACACTTAATTCTAAATCATATCATCGTCATGTATAATGTATTTGATGATGCCGCTACACCATTGCTCTTCTATAAAATAGAAAAGCAGTACTGGTCTATACTAAAAGCGTTTATGTTGTTTTTAAATAGACTTCCTGAATCGCTAAATACAGATATAGATCAGCAATGTCTTGAGGAGTTAAATCTAATATGATTAACAATGCAGCCAAACCAGGTTTAGCAGGTGTAGAACTCCCACCTTCCGTAGTTGTTGTTACTCCACGCAAACATAGGCAGTGGAAGAAGAACAACAAAGATTCATTTGTTGATGGACGTTCCAAAGGAGCAAAAACTTTACTGTCACGCATTAATCGTAGAAAAATGAAAGAGCAAGTAGAAGAAAATATTATTTCCGAAGCAGCACCCTCTGAAACAGAGAGAGCACAAAAAACAATCGGGCAGATGAAGAAGCTTGGTCGCGCTAAAGATCTACAGAAGAAGCGTGATGAAGCAAAGAAAAAAATGCAGGGCAAAACCAGAGAGATGGATGTCCTAATGAAAGCAAGAATGGCGGACTTCAAAAAGAAAGCATCCGACCAGACTAAGAAACTTAAGAAAGAAGAAACTGAAATGACTAACAATATTATTAAAGAGTATACCGATGTTCTCGATGCAGCACTAGAAGTAGCATCACAACCAACTGCTGCAGCGGGAGAAGCATCATTCGCAAAGATTCAATTCTCTGATGGGGCAACACAGAGCTTAGATCAGTTCTCTGCCAAGAAAATTGCTGCAGCATATGCAGGTCTGGAAGGAGATAACCAGAATGCATATCGTTATATGCTAAACAAAGATGCAGCAACCTATCAGAGTGCAATAGATTTTGCAATTAGGAACGTCTGATGGCATTCGGTCTTGGAAAACTTCAGGTCATTGAATCAAAACTTGAAATTTATGAAGACCTATCAAAAGAGATGCTCGACAAACTTGAGCGAGCAGTCTCTACCATCTCAGAAAATAGCAATAAGATTGCTATAGTATTAGAGCGTCACGAATCTCGTCTTGATGAAAGCGAGCGTTCGGACGCTTTAATATTGAAAATTCTTGAAGAGATGAAAGAAGAACAGAG